TCTGCATTGTCTCCATCTACCGCAGATATGGAGTATGTCGTATTGTCAATAGTCAAGTCATTATTGAATGCTGATAGTTTAATCTCAGATGCTGCCTTTCTAGATTCCGTAGTTCCATCTTGTAGTATAAACTCAGTAGTGCCTGATATATCACCAGTCATATCTGTTAATTCTGAGAAATCTAAGTCTAGCGTCAACGTACCTGCTGAAGTTATAGTACCTCCACCACTTAGACCAGTTCCTGCTGTTATTGTTGCAGATGTCACTGTCCCGACTGTTGTGGAGAAGTTGCTGTCGTTGTTGAATGCTGATAGTGGGATATTACTAGCAAGCACCCTCTTTCCTGCTCCTGATGCAGCGTTGTCAGAGACAATGAAGGTATCCTCATTGCTTACTGTCCCTCCTGCGTGATCAAAACTGGTCTTCTCTGAGAAGTTAGCAGGGTTCAATGCACTACCGTCATTATTGAATGCGGATAGAGGTATTTCCTTGATTAGTAGTCTCTTCTGTGCCGAGTTATCCAACAGGACTATCTCATCATTGTCTCTATCTATACTGGTTCCACTCATGTTGTCTAATTCACTTAAGTCAACACCTATTGTCAGAACCCCATTAGATATGCTAGTATCTATTAGATTACCATCGGAGGTGTTAATCAAAGCGTTTGCTGTGCTTGTTGTAAGAACATGTCCATTACTGTCAAATGTCAATCCATTGACAAAGGTGAAGTTAGAGGGTGTTCCTGATGATGGTACATTGGTAGCCCCGCTAATTGTGGGATGTGGGTTCATGTCGTCTACGACAAGGTTGATCTTACCTGCACCTACACCACCATCAACGTATGTAGCGGAGATTCTAGTCTCTGTGTTTGAATCGAACATTGCACCTACTATGTCTTGAACCTCTTCTGTGGTAAGTTGGGTGTTGGTATCAGTGGAAGCAATGGTGACTGCTCCACCTGCTTCTGTTATCGTCACGTTGGAACCAGCAGTGAATGCTAGTGTCTCATTATCTGCCAACGTGTTGCCACCAGCAGTTATGGTCCTCCTAGTCATGTCATCTACAACAAGGTTGATTTTACCTGCATCTACACCACCGTCAACATATTCGGCAGATACTCTAGTTTCCGTGTTTGACGTAAACATCGCACCTACGATATCCTGTACGCTCTCAGGGGATATTGTTGCGGCCAATGTGACGTTGCTACTCCCATCGATGTTTACAGAACCACTTAGATCAGTACCCAAGTTTATCGCTATTGGTGCTGCCCATTTGGTAGCGGTTGCGGCATTACCGCTTATGTTGTCGCTAGTTAAGGCTAGTGTTCCTGCTGTTGCTGGTAAGGTGACGCTAATATCCCCTGAAGGGTTCCCACCTAGAAGAGTTGTCTCATTATTATCAGCAGTGGACCCCTCAAAGACAACTCCATTGCTTGTGCTTACCGTCTCAACACTTGCTGTCGTGGTTGTTCCTGTGACGACTAGATCACCGGGTATCGTTATGGTATCACTACCAGCACCTATTGTCAGATCGGTTAGTGTTGCGTTTAGTGTGGTCTTTAGATTCGCAAGAGACAATAGGCTACTAGAATGGTTGGCAAGAGAACTCACTGTGCCTGTGACATCACCAGTCAAGTCTCCTGCAAATCCAGTGGCGGTTAGTATTCCTGTGTTAGAGTTGAAAGTTAAGTTGCTTCCTGTCTTTGGTGGAAGACTGCCTGTTGCTGCCGTTGTGAATAGAACATTGCATGAGGTATCTGACGATTCATCAGCCACAGTCACGTTTGTCGCAGTGGTTGCTGTGGTTGCTGATGTGGCAGTATCGGCATTTCCTGTTAATGCTCCGATGAATCCTGTGGCGGTTATCTTTCCTGTTGATGGGTTATATGTGAGAGTCCCATCACTCTCAAGATCGAGGTTGCCCCCTGTCTGTGCGCCTCCTGCTGTGAATATGATTGCATTATCCTCATCGGTGTTTTCGTTGTCTGTGATAGTGACCTTCGTGGCTATTGCTGCTGTTCCGGTTGTACTTTGATTTAGAGTGGGGAATGTGCAGTTCGCTAGGTTGCCGGAGGCAGGAGTACCAAGAATAGGAGCAGTCAATGTGGGGCTTGTCAGTGTCTTGTTCGTTAGTGTGTCAGTGGTATCTTTACCAACTAGTGTGTCTGAGGCATTGGGTAGTATGATGGTTCTATTAGCAGTTGGATCAGTCACGGTGAGAGTAGTCTTGTAGTTATCACCGGGAGTGCCTTCAAAGATTATAGTGCCAGCAGGGTCCAACCTGAGAAGTTCTACACCACTGCCATTCGTGACGCTGAATCCTCTGTTTTTTGCTGTTGCACCATAATGCTGTATCTTCCTATCAGTGGCATTTGCCGCATCGGATTTGTTTATCTCAATGAGTGCTATCGGTATATCTCCATCATTTAGATTTCCAACATCAGTTTCGCTTGCGCCGTCTGTCTCAGTTCCTCTAAAGGCTAGTTGACCATTAGCATTCACTACTAGGAATATGTAGTATGTGAATGCGGCAGGATCAAAATCATTAGTTAGGGTTATCGAGGTCTGACTGAAGGACTGCAATACATGGTTCTTGAAATAACTTCCAGCACTAACAGTGAATTGTGTGCGACTATCACCATTAGCATCATTATTTACAGTCTGAGTCGAAGGCACTACCATACCATTGAATACGTAATTACCAGCAGCCACAGCATTGAGATACTGTATGATACCTGTGTGCATCGAATCAGTGTTGTCGTCAATTACATTCGTGTTCCCCATACCTGTGACGTATCTGTTGCTTAAGTCTCCAAATGCCATCAGGCCACCTCCAACTTGACTGTGAACGTCACACTATCACCTGCTGCAATAGGCCCAGTTGATTTGAATGTCACCCTAGTCAACATGACACCACTACCATTGAACACACCCAACTCCGTTGCACCACTTGGAGGCAGTTCAGCCCCTGTATATGTGACGTTCCATGTGAGAAGATTATTTACTCTTGTTGGTGTGACTGTCTTTTCTGTACCTACTTCATGATCTAGTCTATCCTGTGATGCAGCAGTCCCATCAGAACCGTCTCCTATTCTCACCTTCGTATAGTTAGCAGCAATCAAACTTGCTAAGTTGTCTTTTCCATCATTTACTATCATTACTCATCCCTCTCCGTGATATGTGGTGTATCATCTGTTATGTCTAGTCCTAGTTGGCTGTTGAATCCTAATGTGTTATTGAATCCCAATGCATTCTCGTTTCTTGATACTTGATATTTCACACTGATGTTATTTATGTTTACAGTATCGAAGAATAGTTTACCGACTATTTCTTGCTCAGAGTTCTGTGAAAGTATCTTACTGAACCCTATCTTTTGCTCTACACCCAACTCACTCAACCTCTCTGCTATCGATTTGTTGAATGTGTTTACGGATAGTGTCAACAAAGATGTCAATGAGTTCTCTATCTCAAACACTTGATAATCTGCCTTCGGTATATTGTGGTTCGGGAAGTCTAGACTTACAATGTCACCGGGTTTGATGAGTTCTAGTCCCTCCTTGTGTAGTTGTATCTTTATCTTCTTGGCATCGGATTGTAGCGTTCTCAGTGTTTGCTCCGCCTTTATTCTAGCATCATTCAATGACTTGATGTTAGGTTCCACGATGACGACTTCTCTAGTTCTCCTTGTCGTTGGTATCTCTGTCTCTGCCCTAACCCCATCACCAATGACGATCACCTTATTGGCCTTGTCGAATAGGCTCTTGTTGCTCTCTACATGGGTGATGTTGTTGTTCGTTAGATAGTCCAATTGATATGATCTAAGGCCATAACTGTCATCAAGCCTCTTGATTATCATCTTCTTGTTTTCTATAGTGTAGTCCAATGCCTTCTTGCTGGCTAGGTAGTTTATCACTGAGAATGCATCCACATCCTCAAAGTTAGCGAGCGTAATGAACGTCCTTTTGTTTCTTCTTATTATCTCATCATATATTGCAGGAACGAACTCCTTTGAGTCGAATGTTATCGTATCTGATGTTATGTTGGAAACCTTTCCTAGAAGGAATCCCTCATGAGTGTATAGCACATCATCCACTGCAATATCCGTTGTTCCGGTGTATGTTATAGTCGTAGAACTAGCATTTCCAGCATTCACAATCGCACCTGTGTACTCCCGAAGAGATTGTTCAGAGTCAATGTCCAAATCTATCTCCTTTAGAATATCTGATATCTCTAGATCAACTTCAGAGCCTATTGAGAATGTCGTTCCTAGATATGCGTTTGTGGGTCGTATGTTGAGTCTCTTGGGAATGACTACATTGAATATCTCACCGAATGAGACAAGGCCATCACCGCTCAACTTCCCATCGTATTTCATGCTGAAGTCGGAATTACTAGTGTTTATCGTGACTGTCTTCTCCGTCCTTGTCTTTCCATCTGTGACATAGACCTGTATCTGCTCCCCATTGGTGGTGAATATGTCATCTATGTTTGCCATGTTTCTCCTATCGATGTGTATGTGGTTGGTTGAATCTAGGTTGTCAATGTCCACGAATAGGAACATGGACAGTATGCCTTCCTGATACTCGCTCTTACGGTCCCTCTTCCTTGAGTATCTTATGTCCTCTATCTTCTTGTCATACTGCAAGCCTGTGTCAAAGAACTTGTTGAACTCTATCTTATCAGGGGTTTCATCGAATGTCGTTTCTGATACTCTCATCAACCTATAGTCACCTGCTGCTAGGCTCTTGTCCAACGTGAGGGTATGCTCACGATGAGTACCGGATTCATCTATTGTATGGTTGGTTATCTTGGCTATCCTATTGGTGGTATCGTTGGTGTCAAAGACGAGGTAGTATCCAGTCAAGTTAGGTGTGAAGTCCAACCAAAGGGCATCAGTGCCACTATTCATTGTCTTCTGCACTGAATTGGTCGAAGATCCAGTTATGGTAAGTACGGGCTTGACGAACATCTGTGATCTGTATATCTGTCCGTCACCGTCGTTGTTTGTGACAGTGGGGGTACTGTCTGCTGTGGCTGTGTAGGAGTTTGCTACTTGCTGGTTTACGAACTTCTTCGTCCTAGTCATGGGTGCTACGAAGGTCTTGATATCATTCGATCCTAAATTATACGGTGCGCCACCCGGAACACCATATCCCACAGTGAAAAGGGTTTGAGACGGATAATAACTAGCGATGGCCGAGAAATTTATTGAATCACTACCAGTGTAGTTCTTTGACTCCACATCGGAGGAAGTCATGGTCGGTTTGTCCTTGCTATTCGTCCTAGCCAAACCCGACTTGAAATCTGTGAAGGTTAACCTACAGTTCTGATACAGATGTGCGCCACCTGAGAACTTGTAGTGAGTAAGACCATGTGATACATACGTGTGACTCGTAAAGTCAGGTTTAGTGTGTAGTATCGCATGTAGAACCCTTGAGGTATGAATGAACTCGTTGGTTGCTACATCGGCCATCCTATTCACTGGATAGAGAGATGGGTTGGAGTCAGAGTTAATGCTGCTTGAGAAGAAATTTATGGCCGAATCGAATCGAGCGAAGAATGGCAACAACACATTTGGAGGGTCGAAATCGGTTATGTTCTCATACTCTAGATAGTCTCTATCTATTCTAGGTACTAGATGATGCACGTCTATGAGTGTCTGAAGTGTCCTACCATTCGTGAAAACCTCAGTGAAGTTATCGATATACTCGAATGTGTTTGTCACAGCATCGTCATTGCCGTTCAATCCATCAGCATCGTCATGTATGATCCTAGAGAAGTTGATCTTGCGTACCTTAGCCTTCTTCGTTCCTGAGCCTATCTTGGATGCTGCGACAAACACCACCTGTGAATCATTAATGTTAATCGATGTCGTTGTTATAGAACCGTTGAACACCGCTATCAATTGTCCATCTTCAAGGTAGAGCGCATCACCAGCGACGAATGACCTTGATGCTATTGTTATGTTAGAGCCATTTGCTGTCACATCAAACCCAGTAGCGTCTAGTGGTGAGCGGTCACTGTACCTGTGATAGATAGGATATCTTACCTTCGCTATCTCTGAGGTATCGGGTATTGATTCTGCATCTATTGAGTTGAAGTGCCAGTCAAAAGTGGCCTCCACCAGTCTCATCACTCCCCATCTTCTCATCTGATTGGTATCTATGTTCGACTCACTTATTGTAGAGAACTCATAGTTCCTGTCTGACTTTGTAATGTACTTCGTCTTCTCTGTGTAGTTGGTGTGCGTTATCTCACTACCTGTTCCTACACTATCATCCTCAAACATGAGTCCAAAGTTATTCATCCCATTTGCTGCCCTACCTAGAGAATTAGTTCTCTTGAAGGAGAATGGGAGGATGTCACCTAACCCATACAACTCATATGGGATAGTTCTCCTATCCACTTGTGTCAAATCAGATAACGAGGCCCCTCTTGGATTGCTCCCATCCCATATTTCTTTAGGAACAAAGTTGCTTCCTGTCGCTATATTTGCAGTAAGTGCCGATGCTGAGTTGGAACTTGTGGTGTAGGATGTGTCTATGCCACTGACATCATTGTTGTAATGTATGAGATCGGAGTATCCTGATATCTTTTGGTTGATGTTGGAGGCATCGGAGTATATGCTACTCACTGCGTAGTTCAAAGTGCCGGGGTTGAACCTATTTGCATTGTAGAACCTATACAGTTCCTCTGACTTAGGTGTGCCTTTACTCGCATTGACTAATTTGTGTAGATAGCCTCCAAGGGGTATGTTTGTGTTTACATGGTAGAATTTACCACTATCCAGCCTACCCATTACGACTGGAAGGGTCGGAGCGAGTCTGACGGTATTGTTGTTGTCGTCTATGTTCTCTATCCCAACTACAGCAAGGCTTTCTGTATTGAATGTTCTATTTATCGACACCGTGGACTCAAAACCATCATCAAGTCCTACAGAGAGCAGATGTGTTGAGTCACCACTCACTAGGTTCGTTCTAGATATGTGGTAGCCTAGGGAGCCGTCCTTTGAATAACTGCCTGAATCAGATGTGGATACAAGAGAGTTTCCTGATATGTCCTTGCCAGTAGAATACACTAAGCCCTTTCCTGATATACTAGTATAGTCCGTTGTCCTAGTGGTTTCTAGGGTGTTTGACTTCAGTGCCTTCAGACCTGAGATGTGCTTTGTATCACTATAGAATAGAACCTCACTACTAGTTGTCGTGTTCAATGCGGGGTTTGCCAGTGTGACTGTCGTTCCAACAAATGATAGAACCTCGCCTATGAGATCACCTGCTGTGGTTGAGTTTGCCTTGTTGTAAACCAAATCACCGATGTTTATCGATAAGGTGCTATCAGTGACTACAAAGGTCGTGTCATCGACTGCTATGTTTCCTGAAGAGGCTATCGTGCCAGCAGTGAAATTGCTGATTGCTGACTCTACTGTTGGGTTGCTTGTCGAGTATACTATGTCATTGGTGAAATTCAAGTTTTTAGTTATGTTTGTACTGAGTAAGTCTCCTATCTCATCCCTTCCCGTAATATGATATGATAACAATCCCTGCTCATTCTCACTTTTCACGTCCTCAACAAATCCATTGAATACAGTCTCATGTAAGGTGTATCCGCCCGATAGATAATACATGAAGGGGTAATCACTCTGATAGTAGTTCGTGGTATTGTTTGCGAATTCTAGGTACTTATGCACCTCATCGCCTTTCTCCAAGTCGATGTAGAACGAGGTGTTGTTGGCAGTAGACAACTTACTGTTGTGTATTATGGTATTCTCCTTTGCTATCGTCCTTTCATCTAGTGTTATTCTATCTGATTGATCGACCTTTATCTTGGTATCAGATGCAAAAGTAGTATTCAGCCTATGCTTACTTGAACTAGATATCGTGAATGGTGCGTATCTAACCTCCTTATTCGTGAATTCATGCACTGTATTTGTTGATGTGAAGGTGTTAGCAGTGACTAGTTTCCTAGCCTTCGTCGTTATGTTTTGTGTTCCACCTGCTTTTGCGGCTATTGAGTTCACGATGTAATGATACCCATCTATCTCCAACATTGAGTTCGTGCTTAGGAGTGCCTTGACATCATACTCGTCTCCCATATCGAGTATCTCAATTACATTACCAGCACTATGAGTTGCATTGTATGGTGACTTTACTGTTTGAATACTGCTATTGTATATCCCATTTCTAATATACAACTGATCTTCTTCTAGATACTTGAGATGTGCGATACCTGAGTTATCGGTAAACTTCACGGTTCCTAATTTACTTATCCTATTCTTTGGTGCATTTGTAGTGATCTCCATCGTGGTTGGTACTCTATTGTTCTTGAACTCTCTTTTATCGAAGTAGATGTATCTTCTAACATCGTGTGCATTGTCACGATAGAAATCGTTCAAGAACCCATCTTGAACCAATGGGGAATAGTCTGTTGCATCATTCTTCGTCTTGTCCACTAGAATAGCATCCAGTGTCTTTCTCCCTAGGTTCTGTATCGTTCTGTCGAATTTAGGTTCAGTCAAGAACCAACAATTAGAGTCATCTTGGTTAGTTGCGTTCTTTTGTCTGAATAAGAATGCATATTTAGTTTCATAGTCCAACTGATTGTCCTCATGCAGTCTCTCGTTGTAGAAGTATGCTGTGGGAATACTGATCGTATTCACGACTTCATACTTGTGCGTCTGTGCTTGATCATCACCTTCTAGGCCATATGAGACTGCCACCACATCAGTATCCGTCTTGGATGGCCCCTTGTATATCTCAAAATTCGTGTCTTTTGGTATCGTAGTTGGGTATGGAGGCTCAAACTCGATACCATCACCAAACTCGTCTATACCAATGATACTCGTTATCCTAGCAAAGTGTGGCCTTACTGCTGTAGTTGGAAATAATGTGGTAGTGTTGAATTCTCCGGGTCCAGTGTCTCCAACTTCAGTGCCTAGGACCACTTCGGGATTGATGAGAATGAAATAGTCGAAATTCTCCAAGTCCATTTGATTAGTCCCTGTGTATGAGAATTTTCTATTGGTATCGCTTTCGTTCTCATCTGAATCGAATGTCTTTATCCTGAAAGGCTTCGTTTCCTCCTTGTTCTTGGCTCTAACGCTGATGGTGGCACTCGATGGATAGAGCCTGTTGTGAAAGGAACCACCAATTGCTGCACCAGCAATATCACTAGCCAAGGTAGCCTTTTTGCGTATCTCAACGAAAGACTTGCTATTAGTTAGAAATCCATTGTTTCTTATCGTTGGTGTCACTGAAACCTTGGTGAATACCAAGGCCCTCTCACTTATGCTTAGATTCGCTAACTCCGACGCATTGAGAGTAATTGCACTGCCACCATCACCTGTATTCTCATTGATCCCGGCATTGATCAAATTCGTGACAACCATTACTCATCACCAAACCTGTAGTAGAAGATGATGTCACTGTATCCGGGGTCCAAGGTATGTATTGATGGAGAATTACTTGATCCTTTTTTCATCGCTATTTCATACAACTCTCCCATGAACTGAGTGTTGATATTCGTTCCATCTTGACCAATGAAGCAGTCCTCGTTGGTCATGTCGAATGTGAAACTAGATATCGTGGTTTCAGCGACTATGGCATTGTTCAGAAACAACTTCAACTTACCATTCTTCTCTAATATGCAAGAGACTTTGTATAGATTATTCACATAGAGTGCCTCTTTGGGCTGTTCCTTGTATACAGTAGATGTCACTGATGTTATGGTGTCGCTCAATGTTATCACAGAGCCATTCACTTCGGATACTGTACTTATCAAGACTCCACTGCTATCATATATCTTACTTCCAACACCCAATAGGTTCTCTTGGTTCGTATCTACTGATATTTGATTCGCTGAAGTTGTGAATCCACTATCCAGTGACACACTGCTTGAGTTTTCGGTGACAGCGTAGGAACTTCCAGCAGTGATCATTGATATCGTCACGGTGTTGCTACTAGGTGTTGCTGATACCGTGGTTCCCTGTGCGCTGTTTATGGCTGATGCTAGATTGGTGGCAGTAGCAGCAGCACTTCCGCCTTTTTGAAAGAAGGTGTATGTCGAGTCACTGGTTCCTGTATTCTCATTCACAGAAGGCTTGTATCTCACGGTGCTACCAGTAGCATTCGTTATGTCTATCGCCACATTCGGATTCGCACCTGCTCCCCCAGTGAATGAAGTCGCTGTGACAACATTGTTGGGAGGATCGGAGATATTGTTTGCTAGGGTGATCGTGGTGTTTCCACTTGTACCTGTGGCATCCTGTGTCAAGTTCACCTTGTTTCCGTTAGAGCCATCATTGGTCGCATTTATGTCTAGATTACTCGCACCATTTACCGCTTGTGCGAAATTAGCCCTGTTGGAGCCGGATGTCGGTAGTCTGTAGATGACATACTGAACACCACTGAGCGTTATAGTAGAGCCTGTTGTGTTAGTGGATTTAGTTGGATGAGCGGCTAGAAACTTCACTGTCGTACCATCTGCATCTATTAGTTCTATGTGCTTGTCGGTTTCATTTGCTGCCTCTCCCCCTGAGAAGCCGAGTATTGTGTTGACAAAAGAGATGTTCGTTGTGGTTGGAGTAGCCAATGAGTTTCCAGCAGTGCCAGCAGTATCGACAGTCAATGTGACCCCATTGTTGCTTAGTACAGATGCAGTGACTTCGGTGTTGCCATTTGGGTCATTGATGGCATCAACCAATGAAGACATAGTATTGACTAAGGAGTTTCCTTTTCTGAATGTGATATAACTCACTGATGATGATGTCTGTATGTCACCGGGAGAACCGGAGGAAAATATACGATATTGCTTATCGCCGCTACCTGTGTTTATCGTTATGGATTCGTTGCTAACTACCTCATCCACCCCTCCACTCATATTGGATGTGACCTCTACATCAGTATCTACAATGCCTGAACCTGTTGATAAGTCTCCACCAGTTCCTAGTCTATTTGGTGATGTTCCCCTTATGGCAGCAGTGAATGTGACTATATCAGCAGTACCCAAAGGAGCCGTCCCTATGGCTGCACTTCCAGCCCATCCATTGTTCCAAGCATTGACAGCAATCTCGAATTGTTTAGCCTGTCCGAATCTATTTAGAAGATTTCCAGAATTGTCTGTGACAGTAAAACCCCTATCTCCCGAATCCCAAGAGTCTGAGTCAAAAGCATTCAAGTCAACATTATTGCTATGTATTGCCCCACTAACCGGAAACCATCTTGTTGTTGTATTCCCATCTTCACTTACTACCTGTATGTATCTAGATGCGTTGTTGTTAATGACTGTATTCAATGTACTGTGAAACTCTATTGTTCCTGTTCCAGCAACGGGTGTGGTATCAACAGCAAAATTGTTGTTGTTGAATGTGATACTTGCCGTTGCCTGTTGCGCAGGATAGTAGGACTCAGGTGCATTTGAAGTTCCAGCCAAGAAAGTGACATCCCCTGTAGCAGAAGTAGAGGCGACATTCGTTTCATTTGTGAAGTTGTTGTTATCTATCGTGATGACTCTA